GATTGTAAAGATGTATTTAATGAGATAAACAAAATTTTAAAGAAGAATAATAATTTTTCACTAACTTGGTAAAATGGATGAAATCTTTAATAAATTATTAAAAGAAAAAATGACACCTAATTCTTTGTATGTACTTTATTGTATTAAGAATAAGGTGTCTGTTAATTCTTTAGTTAATAGTAGTATAGAAATAGCTAGATTAGAAGCAGATGGATGGCTTAATCAAGACTTGATTCTTTCTCAAAAAAGTCATATATTTGTAGAGGAATTAAATTCTTATTTTAGAAAAAGTAAGAAGAAAACTTCAACAGATTTAATGGGTGATAAATTTGATGTATGCATCAAAACATACAATGAGATATTTCCATCCACAAAACTTAGAAGTGGTAAATATGCAAGAACTAATGTAAAAAACCTAGAAGCAGGTTTTAGATGGTTCTTTGAAAATTATGATTACAACTGGGAAACTATATTTGATGCAACAAAAAAATATGTAGAAGAATATAGTTTAAAAAATTATGAATTTATGAGAACATCCCAATACTTTATCAGAAAACAGAATCTTGACAAATCTTTTGAATCAGATTTAGCAACTTACTGTGATATGTTAAATGAGGATAGTTCAAAACAAGATGATATTTTCAGAGAAAAAATAGTATAGGTTGGGACAATTTAATAATGCAAAGCCTTTAAAGGCAATAAGCAAAGTGCGTGCTTATGAGAAAGCTCTCATAGAAATGAGAGGCAGGATGGACGGTAGAATAAAAAGTCTTAAAACAGCATGGCCTAAGTTTAATGATGCTACCTTAAATGGATTAGAGTGGAATACTTTAACTGTTGTAGGTGCTAGACCAGGTGTTGGTAAGACTTTGTTTATGGAACAGCTTGTTACTGAAGTCATTGCTCTAAATCAAGATCAAAATTTTCAAGTATTACAATTTCAATTTGAAATGCCTGAAAAAACTCTTGGTATGAGAGCATTTTCAGCAATCACTCAAAAAGACTATGGAATTTTACATAGTAAATATGAACCACTTGCAGAAGATATTTATAATAAATGTAAACAATATACAAGTACATTAACTCAGAATAATAGAGTATTTTCTGTTTATAGACCTTGTACTGTAAATGAGTTTTGCGCAAGTATACATTATCACTTTGAACAAAACTGTGTTGAAAAAAATGGTCAAAAGACTTATCCAAAATTATTAGTAACTGTAGATCACTCAGCTCTTTTTAAAAGAGATGCCCATGAGAAAGATAGATTTGAGATGCTATACAATCTTGGAGAAGCATTGACTTTTATGAAAAGAAGTTATCCACTATCATTTGTAATATTGAGTCAATTAAACAGAAATATAGATGACCCTAAACGTGCTATAGAAGGTACATATGGTAACTATGTTTTAGATTCAGATTTATTTGGTGCAGATGCATTATTGCAACATGCAGATATTGTATTAGGAATTAATAAACCTGCTGCAAGAAAAATTAGGTACTATGGTCCTGATAGATTACAAATAACTGATCCTGAAACTTTAGTATTTCATTTCTTAAAATGTAGAAATGGTGATACAAGAATGAGTTTCTTTAAATTAGACAGAGATACTATTAGAATAATAGAAATGGATATACCAGTAAAATCAAATACAAATATACAAATATGAATACACGGCAAGAGAATACAAAAGCTCTTATGGCAACACATTTGCCAACATTTAAAAAGTTAGGTATTAAAGAACCTTACTTTGTTGCTAAGTCTGCATGGGCTGCTCCAGGAGAAGACCTTAAAATGCAATTCTTTCCTAATGAACTTAAAATAGGTAAAGATATTTATACAGAACTTAGTGACTTTGAAGGTGTATCTGAAGATCCTACACACACTTTGTACAAACTAAAGTATAATCCTTTTTATAAAGAAGAATATCCTTTAGAACAAAAGACTAGCAAGTCTGGTAATGATTATGAGGTATATATAGTTCCTATGGAAGAACTAGTTGCAGTTTTACCTAGCGGAGAAGAAGTACCTTATACAAAATATCAAGAAAGACTGGAAAATCCTCCTGTAGAAACACAAGAAGCAGATTTTCCAAATTTTGCTAAAGAATACTTAGAAGTTAATCTAAAATCTAAATCAACTAAAGAAGATGATTTAAGAGATGCATTAATTAAAGTAGGTAATGAATTAAGAAATTTATCAAATATATTATTAACTAAAATGAATAACTAAAATGAGTATAATTCTTCCAACTCAAAAAGTAAAAGCAGAAAGAGTAAATCCTAAGAGATTAATTATTTACAGTAAACCTAAGACAGGTAAAACAACTGCATTTGCAGGTTTACAGAATAATCTTATATTGGATCTTGAAAATGGCAGTGAGTATGTTGAAGCATTGAAAATTAAAGTTAATAATCTTCAAGAACTATTGGATGCTGGCAAAGCTATAAAAGATGCAGACAGACCTTATGACTATGTAACAGTAGACACTGTAACTGCATTAGAAGAAATGGTTATGCCGCTAGCTGTAAAACTATACAGAAAAACTCCAATGGGTAAAAGCTATGATGGAGATAATGTAACTACGCTACCAAATGGTGCAGGTTATTTATATATTCGTCAAGCTTTCTTTCAAGTTCTGGATTTTATTGATACCTTAGCTCCTCATGTAATTTTATCAGGTCATATTAAAGACAAAGTTGTAGATGATAAAGGTTCTATGGTAATGTCTGCTAATATAGATCTTACAGGTAAAATCAAATCTTTGATTTGTGCAAATGCAGATGCTATTGGCTATATGTATAGAAAAGGTAATCAAACAGTTATTAATTTTAAAAATAATGATGGTGTAACATGTGGTGCTAGACCAGACCACTTAAGAAATGAAGAGATAGTAATTTCTGAAATGAATGAAAAGGGTGAGATAAAAACTCACTGGAATAAAATATATAAGTAATAATTAATAATCAAAAACAAAAATCAAAATGGCTTTAAGTACAGCAGATTTAATCACAGAAGGTGGTTCAGGAAATTTACCTAAAACAATTTCCCCAGGTAACCATGAATTAAAAATTAATGGTATTCGATTAGAAGAATTCAGATTTATAGAAGGTGCATATCATATTATACTTGATATGGAAACTAAACCTATAGAAGGATTTGAAGGATTTATGAGAGATACTGAAGATGAATCTAAAGGTAGATATGAAGGACAGATTGGTAGAATCAAAGCAAGTCAATATGCATTTGCTGATGGAGAAACTAAATCTGGAATTAAAATTTACAGAGATAACTCTATAATGCTCTTTCTAAAAAACTTTACTAATGCATTAGGTATTACAGATTGGTTTTTAGCACAAGATAACAAACATGAAACTATTGAAGATCTTATGCAAGCTTTAAACAATGATGCACCTTTTGAAGGAAAGTATTTACATGTTTGTCTTGCAGGTAAAGAATATGAAAATAAATCTGGATATGTAGCATATGATTGTTGGTTTGCTAAAGCTCAAAATAAAAAATATGGATATGGAACAGATCCAAAAACCATACTTCAGTATGATGAAAGCAAGCATCTAAAAAAGCTTGAGAATAAACCAGTTGAATCTTTTGATGACAATGATGACTTTGCTATTCCTAGCAATACAAGTTCTGATTTCAACCTAGACTAGTAACTATACTATGAAGTTTAAAGGGGAATCAGACAAGGTTCCCCTTTATTAACTAATACCATTTTTTATGATTTCAACAAAAAATTTAATTTCTGATTTAGAAGATATTCCAGCTGGATGGCCTTTTGAATATTATTTACAATTGTCAAATCACTTAAATGGTCAAGATATAAAAATAAAATCTATAATTAATACTAGAGAAAGAACACCTTCAATGTGTATTTATTTTGATATACTTACAAATAGATACAAGTTCAAAGATTTTTCTTCGGGTGTAGGTGGTGATTCTGTAGAATTAGTAAAAGTTTATTTTAATCTTAAAAGTCGTGGTGAAGCTGCTAGAAAGCTTATTGAAGATTATAATCAATACATTTTAACTAATGATCATAATCCAATTCAAGAATATAAGCAATATAGTAAGTATCAAGTTACAGATTATGAAATAAGACATTGGACAACTATAGATCAAAAGTATTGGACTAAATATAATATTGGTTCTAGACTACTTGAGAAATATAATGTTGCTCCTTTAGACTATTATATAATGAGTAAAGAAGATGATGATAAAGCAGATTCTATAACTATAAAAGGTTTTAGTATTTACGGCTATTTTAGAGATGATGGTACATTATATAAAATTTATCAACCTAAAGTTTCTGATAAAAAGTTTATTAAAGTGTGTAATTACATCCAAGGCTCTGATCAACTAAAATATGATAAAGACTATTTAGTAATAACATCTTCTTTAAAAGACTTGATGGCTTTTACTAGACTTAAGTTAAATGATGCAGAGTGTATTGCACCAGACAGTGAGAATACTTTAATACCTGAACACATGTTAAATAGAATAATAAATAAATACAAAAAAGTATTTGTTCTATTTGATAATGACGAAGCAGGTATTAGATCTATGAAAAGATATAAAGAAAAATATAATTTTGATTATGTAATACTTGATATGGAAAAGGATCTATCTGACTCTATTAAAAAATATGGTCTTGCTGAAACTAGAGATAGACTTCTTCCGTTATTAAAACAATTAGTATGAGTTGGATATATAAAGCAGTAGAATTTACTGATGCAATGATTCCTGAAGGAGCGGTAGGATTTGTGTATGAAATGGAAGCAATCATTGATGGTAAATCTGTGAGATATGTAGGCAAAAAGAACTTTTTTAGTGTTAGAAAAAAAAGATTTGGTAAGAAAGCATTAGCTAAAGTAACAGATCAAAGAACTAAAAAGTACACAATGATAACTAAACCTAGTTATCAAAACTACTACAGCAGTAATAAGGTTCTACAAGATGCTTACAAAGCAGGAATTCCTATTAAAAGATATATGGTTAAGATATGTTTTTCTAAATCAGAATTAACATATGAAGAAACTAAATATCAGTTTAAAAGAGAAGTCCTAGAAAAAGAAGAATATCTAAATGGAAACATATTAGGTAAATTTTACAAATTCAAATAATATGAAAAAATTAACTAAAAGAATACCTTTTAGATTTACAATTGAACATCCAGATGTTGGTGTACGTCACAGAATAGTATATACTAATGACATTGTTAATTATTTAAAAAAACTCAATGGTCCAACACTTTTAGGTATTAAATGGAAGCTTGATCCTTTGAAGATACAAGTAATTGATGGTGTTAAGTATTTTGAAGATGCTCATGGTAACTTAAGAGAAATGACTTTTGAGTTATAAATTTTTACAAATCAAATAATTATGACAGAAGTAGAATTGACAAGCCTCCTATTTAGGTTGGCTGATATTGGTATTACAGGTATTAAAGTAAATTATGATGGTGGAGGAGACTCCGGTGCTATAGAATGGATTGGTTTTACTAAAGAAAAATGTGAAACTCCAGAAGATGTGGAAGATAAGATTGATGACTGGAAAAATGATGCTAATCTAGCTGATATTGTTGAAGATAAAGATTATAGTTTAGTTGAAGACTTTGCATACAAGATTCTTAATGAAATAGAAGATTGGTGGAATGATGAAGGTGGTTTTGGAAGCTTTTGTTTTCTTGTTCCTTCAGGTAAGTATATTATCAATAATTCTGTAAGAATTACAGAGACTGAAGAATATTCTCATGATGGAGATTTATTCACTAAAACTGTAGAGTAATGGCACATCCTTGGCAACATGCAAAATCCTCAGCTAAAAAGTTTGGTGGTTCAGCAATGGATTATATAGATATTCATAGATGGTTTGATGAAACTAAAGCCTGGTATGGACATAGCAAACACAGAATTTTTAGACATCACAGTGAAGGTATCTTTGAATGTGAGAAAAGATTTGGTATGACAATTACCAACTGTGATGGTAAAGAGGTATATGTAAGATATATTGGAGAACAACATGTAAAAGAGGATTGCAATGGGTATATTCCTACTGCAAAAGAGTGGGTGGATAATATAAATACACCTACAGAATGGATGATTAAAACACTTAAAATGGAAGACTAATGGTAGACATAAGTTTAGAAAAAAAAGAAATAAAAAGTTTAATTTATATGCTTCAGTCTGAAGATGCAGATAATCATACTATGGCATTTGAAACACTTAAAAATATTGATATAAATAAATTTAAGGGTGAAATAATATTAATGTTTAAGTATGGTGGTCATAAAATAGAGTCCTGGCAAGAGAATTGTCTTCCAGCATATCAATTTTTGATAAATGTTCTAAAAAATAAAAGTCTTACTAGTGCTCAAACATTAGCACTTATTAAATCTAATAAAGGTTCTAATAATTGTACAGAGTTATTTATAGAGTTCTTTATTAGAGATATGACTAGAATATTAGAGAATATTGGTTATGACACTAAAAATTTTGAAATCAATATTAAATTAAAAGACAATGAATAAACAAGATTCACTAAGTAAAACATCAAAAGACTTGATGTTAAAGGAACCGTATTATGGTTTCTTTTTGTTAATGTTGCATAAGTCATGGGATGACAAAATACAAACAGCTGGTGTATGTAAAAATGGAATCAACTTTCAACTTATGATAAGTGAAAAGTTTTGGACAGCACTATCTGAAGAACATAGACTTGGTCTATTAAAACATGAATTGCTTCATATTGCATTTCAACATCTAACCACATTTACAATGTTTGCAGATAAGAAACTTGCTAATATTGCAATGGACATGGAAATCAATCAATATATAGATAAAGATTGGTTGCCTGAAGGTGGTATTAATATAGATGATTATCCTGATCTTAATCTTAATAGGCGTGCTGGTTGCAGATATTATTATGATAAGCTACAACAAGCACAGAAAGATAAGCAAGAACAAGGCAGTAGTGGTGATGGAAATATGGATAAACTTCTTGATGGCATGGGACAAGGTCAAATGACAGTTACCATAGATGAAAACGGTAATATTAAAGATGTTAATTTACCTAATCATGATTGGGAAGAGTTTGAAAATATGCCTGATGCTGAAAAGAAACTAATTGAAAAACAAGTTCAAAGAGTTTTAACAGAAGCTAAAGAACAAACTCTAAAGAAAAGAGGTTTTGTACCAGGTGAGATTGAAGGTCTAATTGTACTAGAGGAAATCACACCACCTAAATTTAATTGGAAAAGATATATTAGAAGATTTACTGGTATATCTACAAAAATCTTTACTAGAAAACTTAGGAGAAAAGAGAATAAAAGATATTCTGATAATCCTGGTCTAAAAATAAAGATGAGACAGAACATGTTAGTTGGTATTGATACCTCAGGTTCTGTTTGTGATGATGAATTAAAAGAATTTATTAATGAAATACATCACTTGTACAAAGCAGGTGTTGATATTACAATTGCACAATGTGACTCCAGAATGCAATCCATTAAACAATATGATGGAAAGTTTGAACTAGAAGTTGCAGGTAGAGGCGGGACCAGTTTTGATCCTGTTCTAGAATATTTTGAAGAAAATAGAAAGTTTACAAGTTTGATTTACTTCACAGATGGTGAAGCATATACAAGTATAAAACCCAGAAAACCTATTCTATGGGTATTGTCAGAGAGATCTGATTTTAATGATAGCTTACCAGGAAAACAAATAAGATTAGAAATTTAAAAAAAATTAAAAATTATGAGCAATAGCACACAGCTAAACGTAGATGAGTTAAAAGACTTCTTAAAACACATGGTGAAAAACAATCAGCACATTCAAAATGAAGGTAAAGTACCTGTTGCTGTAAACATTGAAGGTGATGCGGGCCTTGGTAAAACTTCTGCAATTATTCAACTTGGTAAAGAGTTGGGTATGGATGTTGTGAAAATTAATCTATCTCAGATAGAAGAACTAGGTGACCTTGTTGGTTTTCCTGTAAAAGAATTTAAGATTTCCAACAAAGATGGTCAGACTACTTGGATTAATGAAAATCAAGTAGATGCCGCAATGAAGAAAGGCTATAAAATTGTAGATAAAAGAATGTCTCATGCTGCACCTGAATGGATTCAAGGTAAAGGTGAAGGCGGTTTCTTAGTTCTTGATGATTATACTCGTGCTGATCATAGATTTATGCAAGCTACTATGGAGTTAATTGATAGACAAGAATATATTTCATGGTCTCTTCCAAAGAACTGGCATGTAATCCTGACTACTAATCCAGACAATGGTGACTATCAAGTTACTAGTCTTGATGATGCTCAAAGAACTAGATTTATTTCTACAGAAGTAAAGTTTGATTCTAATGTATGGGCTCGTTGGGCAGAAACTGTTGGTATTGATGGTCGGTGCATTAATTTCTTATTAATGAATCCTGAGACTGTAACTAAAAAAGTTAATCCTAGAAGTATTACTACTTTCTTTAACTCTATTAGTTCTATTCCAAAGTTTGAAGATCAGTTACCATTAATTAATATGATTGGTGATGGATCAATTGGTGAAGAACCATCTGCATTATTTGCTATGTTTATTAATAATAAACTAGATAAGATCATTAGCCCTGAGCAAATTCTAACTAATGATGATTGGAATTATGTTAAAGGTTCTTTAAACTCTTGTATTGGAGTTGGTGATGATTTTAGAGCAGATATTTCTAGTATAATATCTACTAGAATTATAAACTATGCATTAGTTACAGCTGACAAAGGTTCTGTTTCTCAAAAGATGATTGACAGAATTATTTCACTTGTGACTGATTGCGAATCATTTACTGATGACTTAAGATATTACATGGTTAAAGAAATTTTAAATGGTAACAAACCTAAATTTCAAAAACTTATGTTAAATCAGAAAGTTGTTCAAATGACTATAAAATAAATTGTTTAACAAAAGGGGGATGAAAGTCCCTCTTTTAAATTATAAATATGACAGAAGATAAAATAAAAAGAGTTCCATTTATTACAATGAGTGTAAACTTACAAAGAGATGAATATAAAAAACAGTATATAGAGAGTTATCATATTAATGACGTAGATACTTTATATATATTACAAAATACGAAAAATTCAAATGATCATGGTTTAAAATTTAACTCTCAGACTTGGGTTCCTCAAATGAAAGACAAAATTTACTTCATGAAAGGATGTACTGTGCCTAGAGTAAAGTTAAAGGATTTGGCCGTTAAGTATAAAATTAGAACTACTACTGATATAGATTCTGCAACAGTTGTTGTTGGTAGTGATTCAGCAGGAAACAAATTATTTAGCGATAATTGGTATTATATGATGCATGGTAAAGTATTTGAAGCTGCTTTAGAAGTTTTAAAAGAACAAGCTAAAGATACACCTTATGATTATCAGCTCCACAGAATTGAAGAACTTAAGAATACAGTATTTGATGGAGAATGGCCTGAATGTATCTATACAGATTGGAATACACATAAGTTGTGCAGACCTGATAGTTGGTATCCTCAAGAATACGTAAATGCTCTTAATGAAAAGTTAAATGTAAAAGATAGTTCTGAACTTTATAAATTATATGCTAGTCAAAGGAATTCAATTTGGTCAAGAACAATTAATCAAGATAATTTAGATTTATATAGAGAATTTGAAAAACATACTATAATAGAACAAAGTGCATTACTTGAAGTAATCAATGGTGATGAAGCTACGTGTATTGATGAAGATGCCTATCAAAATATTAGAAATATGTTTAATAGTTCTGATTTTGATAATCATACTATGGCTATGGAAATTATGGCAAATTGTAATTATAAAGGTAGTATGTTATATCTTTTAATGTTATTCTTTCATTGTGATAATCAAATTACTGCCTCTAGAAGTAAAAATCATGTTAATTTTAAATCTTTAAGAAATTATCTTGATATAAGTGGATATGGTTTACATCATATAGATGAAGTTATTAAAAGATTAATTGAGAATAACTGCTTAAATACAGAAGCTTTAGATTTTATAATGGATGATCAAAAAGAATATTTTAAAAGTAATGGTTATTCAAGTTATATAATTCCTCAAGCTTATATATTAAATCCAGATGCTTCTGAAGTTACAGGAATTAAATATAAAAATGATATTGTTGAATTTAAAGATCAACATATAGAAACTTCTACAACTGAAGAGGAGATTATTGAAGATACAGAAGAGGAAGTTACAGTTTCTGAGCCTGACACTGCAGAATTAACAATCCAGGAGGACCCTGAAATTGAAGAAGAAGCAGTAGAAACAGAAGAAGAAGTTATAGAACCTGCAGTAGCAGAAACACCAATAGTACAAAAAGATGAAGCAGAATTTGATTGGTTCTGAGGAACTAGAATTATTTTACAAAGATAAATTTTATTTTAGCTACAGTAGTATAAATAAGCTCTTGTTTTCACCAAGCATGTTTTTTAACGATTATGTGCTCAAACAAAAGGAAGATAGTGTTGACCCTCACCTTGTAAAAGGTAGGGTCATTCACTGCCTTCTTCTTAATCCTGAAGACTTTGAGAAAGATTTTATTATAGTCCCTGGTAAACTACCAAGTGGTAATAATAAAACAGTTGTTGATGAAATCTTTAAATTACATTTTAATAATTTAGATGGTTCAACAGGTTTAGAAGATTATGAAACAGATATAATCAACGTTTTAGAAAGCATAAACTTACATCAAAGTCTTAAGACTGATGAAGCTAGAATAAAGAAAATTCTAACTGAAGATAATATCAGTTATTTTAATTTTCTACAATCAAGTCAAAACAAAACATTAATAGATGAAGAATCTTATACATACTGTAAAGTATGTGTAGATTCTATAAAAGATAATGAATCTGTTAAGGCTTTGCTCCAACTTGATAATTCTGATCTAGAAGTTTATAATGAAGTACCTATTACAATAGATGAATTGCTATACGGAAAGTTTGCATTTGGATTTAAAGGTATACTTGACAATGTAGTAATTGATAAAGAAAAGAAAACTTTATTTATAAATGATTTAAAAACTACAAGTAAACCATTAATTGACTTTCCAGAGTCTGTAGAATATTACAGATATTGGATCCAAGCAGCTCTTTATTACAATCTAGCTTTTTACAGATATATTGCAAATAAAGAAGATGCTGTAGAATGGAATATACTATTTACATTTGTAGTCGTAGATAAATATAATCAAGTTTACCCTTTTCAAGTTACACCTAAAACTATGAGTGAATGGTTAAAGCGTTTCTTTGAAAAAGTCATTGAGCAAGTTGTATATCATTATAATGAAAAAGATTATACCTTACCTTATGAATTAGCAGTTGAAAAATTAAAACTATAATATATGGCTATAAAATCTATTTATGCTAAGTATTTTCAAAAATCCAAGATGTTTTTATATCCGCTTCTTGGAATTAAAAAAGGTGTAAAAATTGTCCCAAGTGAAACATATATTGCTTGGGACAAAAATATTAAACCTGAGGATATGAAATTGATATGTTTATATCATCCTAGACAAAAGAAAGAGTTTGCTGATTTTAAAAGAAGAGTTTTACTGAAACACAATAGATTGCATAAAATAGAACCTATTGATTCTGAAAACCATCTTTACATTTTTGATTTTGCTGATTTAAAAGATGATTGGTTTAAGTTTCTTGATGGTAAATATAGTAGAATAAGTAATGAAATAAAAAGTAAAATTTTATTTTTCTTTCCTGATAATTCTGCAAACTATGTTTATATGAGAAGTTATTTATACCCTAAAGTTTTCTTTAAAGACTATGCTGAAATATTAGACGTTAATGAAGAATTCTTACAAAGTATAGGTGAACTTTGTAACAAGCCTGACTTTACCAAAGAAACACTAACACAAGAAATTTTGCAAAGAGCAAAAAATATTAATTAAATTTGTAACTAAAAACTAACAATGAATAATCCAACAATGATCCTGGTTGAATCAACCTGGCAAGATTCTAAAACTTTTAAAATGCTTCCTGTTAGCAATGACTGTCCATATGTGGAATGTCTTTATGATCCAATGTCTAAAGTTTTTGTAATTATAAGTAAAATAACTAAAACTACTTTACATATGTTACCTAAGCTTGATGAATATGGTAAAGCTATTACTGGAAACAAAGGCGGAAAGCAAGAAAGAAAAACAATTGAAACTTTTCAAGAGTACTATATTGAAGATAAGGACTCTATTAAAGAAGTTGTAAACATGTTTGCTGTTAATGCCAAAAAGTTTGATGTATCTAAATTTCTTGAGAAAGTATCTGATAAGCCTTCTGTAACTACTGTTATTTAGTATGCAGAAAACTCATTGGGTAATGGATTATGAAACATTGCTTAATTGTTTCATAGCCGTTTTTGAGGATATTAAATCTGACCATAGAGAGATATTTGTTATTCATAAAGATAGGAATGACTGTCTAGAATTTATTACATTTCTAGAAAGAAATATCTTACTTGAAGAATGGCATGTATCTTTTAATGGTATTGCATTTGATGCTCAAGTAACAGAACACATATTAGCAAATAAAGAGCAACTTCTTGAAATGAACGGAGAAGAT